AAGAATGCGGCCTATGCACAGCTGTTTGAGCTGATGTTTAAGTTCTGGCTTGCCTACTCGGACGAGCCCCGGCCGGTTACGTACAAGGACAGCACCGGCACTATGCGCTACGAAGAATTCAACCGATACGACTTTCTGGAACAGGATGCAGACGGGCAGTGGTACTGGAACGATCAGTTCCTTTTCTCCTGCGATACCTCCGCACCTTTGGCGAGCAACCGGGCGGCTATGTGGCAGGAGACCCGACTGAATCTGCAGACAGGTGCATTCGGTGATCCGACCAGCACAGAAACGCTGATTTTGTTCTGGAGCAAAATGGAGGCGCTGCATTATCCCGGCGCCGGTGAAACCAAGAAGTTCTTGGAGGAACGGCGGGAGCGGGAGAGAGCGGCTGCGACGGCACAGCTGACACCGGGGAATACCCCCACAGGCATACCGGGGCAAGGAGTGCAAAGCATGACCGACAGCGGAATCGCTGCGGGAATACCGGAGATTGCCACACCAGTGTGATCACTGGTTCGCAATGACATAAGTGATATCCCCCGCTATACGCGCTATGTGTGGCGGCAGATATAAATGCGCAGTGAAAGGAGGAAGTGCTATGAGCGAAAGAAGCGGCTATGCCGGCAAGATCAAGAACGGCGGCACTCAGACCGTCAAAGCCCCTCAGCAGATCACCGATCCCAAGAAGGGCACTGTCAAGACCGGTAACGATCTGCGCACCGGCAAGAAGTAAGGTTGCCGGAAAAACCAATGTGCCCACAGAATCGATGGGATTGCCACACCAGTGTGATCACTGACTCGCAATGACATTGCGGTGTGGGCACCCTTGCCGCGATCTTAGCGGCACACATTACCCAGGAATAGGGAGAAAATCCAAAGCGGCCATATTGGCCACGGAAAGGAGCCATTATGGCTGGAATCACAGAAGCGGAAGTCTACGAGGCTTTCGGTTTAGGCGCACAAGCGCAGGAGCTCGCCGACCCTGCAAATGAGGGGGCACAGCCCACAGGCGCACAAGTGCAGGAGCTCGCCGACCCTGCGGGCGCAGACGATCCGTCAGAGGACAATCCTCAGTCTGCCGATAACAATCAGCCGGAAGAGAATCCGGCCCAAAGCGAGGCACAGGAGCCCGGGACGGACGGGCAGGAACTGACCCCGGAACAGCGCCGGCAAAATGCTGAACAGCGCCGTCGGCGGGAGAGACAGGCTCAGCAGGCGGCGACAGATCAGGCGGTACAGGAGGCTCTTCGGCAGGAACGCAGTAAGCACGAAGCCGATATGCAGGATTTTTTTGCAAGGGCAGGCCTGGTCAATACCGTCACAAATGAACCTATCACGAACATGGAGCAATTCAATGCGTGGCAGAAGCAGAGCCGGGATGCCCAGCTGCAGAAGGAGCTGCAGGCAGGCAAGCTGACCCCGGAGGGCCTTCAGCATGCCATTGGCGATCACCCTGTGGTGCAGCAGGTGCAGCAGAGGCTTCAGGCTGATGCCGCACAGGCAGAGGCACAGGCCAGGGCGCAGGCCAGAGCGCAGATCGAAGCAGAGATCGCAGAGATCGGCAAACTGGATGCATCGGTAAAGTCTATCGACGATCTGGTGAAGGCACCGTATTGGAATGAAATGCGCGATATGGTCGATCGGGGCTATTCCCTCAAGGATGCCCATTTCCTGTTAAATCACAAACGCTTGGAAGATGCTAAGGTGGCGGCTGCACAGGCGGCCGGCGCAAATAACGCCAGGGGTAAGGATCACATGACAGGTCTGGCACCCGTCCGAGGCGGCGGAAACATTACCGTGCCCGCGGATCAGCTGGCCTTGTACAGGCAATTCATGCCGAATGCCACGGATGCAGAAATCCAGGCGCACTACAACCAATACAAGAAAACTTAAGGAGGAAACCACATGTATTTTGTACACACAACCGATACCGGCACCGTGCTCCCCTGGGAGTACATGAAGGCGAAGGCCGGTACTTATCAGGCGGGCCAGCTCCTGAATGCAGAAGGTGGCGCACTGACACCCATCGCAGCGGCAAGCAAGACGACCCCCGGTTATCTTTGCATGGCCAACATCACGGTGGCGGAGGGTCAGCCGATTCCTGTTACCCGCATCCAGCGCACTGCGGTATACGAGACCCAGCTTTCCGCAGCAGCTGAAGGCGCTGCTGAGGGCAGCAAGCTGGAGGTCAGCGCAGGCGGTCTGCAGGTGGATGCAGCTGCAGCCGGTACATTTGAGGTCACTTACATCGAGGCAACCACTGCCGGTGCCTTGGTAAGAGGCCGCTTTATCTAATCCCAAGAAAGGAGAACCAAGACAATGAAAATTACCTTTTCTGAAAATTCCGAGCTGAACAACTCTATTTTCGGCAAGTGCCAGGCTCCTGTGCGGATGTTCCTGGAAAAGAGGGGCGAACAGTTTGAGCAGCAGAGTGTCATCAAGGAGCTGTTCGTCATGGGCACTTCTCAGAACTTTGGCGATCTGATGACCTCCATGACCGCTATGGACGGCTTCCAGCCTGTTGGCGAAAACGGTGCATATCCCACGGACGGCATGCAGGAGGGCTACTCCAAGATGCTGGTGTATGAGACCTGGAAGAATTCTTTCTCCATTTCTCAGGAGATGGTGGAGGACGGCAAGCTGATGGATATGAAGAAGCAGCCCGAGGCCTTCCTCACCTCCTATCACCGCACCCGCGAGCTGTTCGGTGCAGCTCTGTTCGGCGGCGCAATCAAGGGTCAGACATCTGTCAAGTTCCGGGGCAGAGCCTTTGATATCACCGGCGCAGACGGTGCTGCACTGTTCCATACTGCTCATGCACCCAAGGTCAAGGGCGCAAAGCAGTCCAACAAGTTCAGCGACGCATTCAGCGTGGAAGCCCTGGGCCGTGCGGAAAGTGCAATGCACCTGTTCAAGGGCGATGATGACAACATCCTGGATGTGGCGCCCAACACTATCCTGATCCCTGAGGATCCTGATCTGAAGAAGGATGTGTTTGCTGCCATTGGTGCGGACAAGGATCCGGTCACCGCCAACAATGCTTTCAACTATCAGTATGGCCGGTGGAACGTGATCGTTTGGTCCTACCTCAACCAGTTTGTGACCGCAGGCACCAAGCCCTGGATCCTGCTGGACACCGCCTACAACGAGACATACGGCGGCGCGGTTTGGAACGATCGCATCAAGCTCAATGTTCATTCTGACATTGACAAGGGCACCGATGCCAATGTATGGCGTGGCCGCAGCCGTTTCAACGCCACCTTCAATGACTGGCGGTTTGCCTGCATCGGCGGCATCGCCGGCGGCACCGAGCTGGCCAAGCTGAATGTGTAATACAGGTACTACATAACGCAAAGGGCGTGGGCAATGCGCCCATGCCCTTTTTGCAAGAAGGAGGATTTATGGCGAACATTCGTGAGATCATTGAGCGAGTCGATGACATAAAGCCCAATGCATTTAGGGAAAAAACAAAACTGGCGTGGATCGGTGAACTGGAGGGACTAATTACTGCGGATGTGATGCTGATGGCCAGTCCCGATATCTGTCAAATGGAATGTAAATATCCGGATGCATTGGATAGGGAGCTGTTGGTAGGCTTTCCTCATGATGGCATTTATGAGCAGTACCTGTGCGCGAAGATCGATTTTGCCAATGGTGAATACAGCAAGTATCAAAACAGCATGGAGATGTTCAATGCCCATTATGAAAATTTCGTAAACTGGTTTATCCGCACCTACTCACCAGGACAGGGTTACAGGGAGGAGGATTACTATGGGAATGCATGATAAACCGCCTTATTACATTACGGCATACGGCATTGCAGTAAAACATGGCTTCAAGGGTACGATCGAACAGTGGCTTGCCTCTCTGCATGGCGATAATGTAGAGCTGCGATATGTGGGAGATAAGCTGCAGTGGCGAAGAGTAAAAAACACCGAAGAACCGGAGCCGGAAGACGGTTGGCAAGATCTTTTGGATATGACTGGTACTCGGGAAGAGATATTTAGTAAAGCACAGCAGGAGGTTCTTCGTGCTGAGGCGGCTGCTGGCGAATCTAAAGATGCTGCTGATCGAGCTGAAGGAGCGGCGGGTCGCGCGGAAGATGCCGCGGGGAGTGCGGAAGCATCGGCTACTTCCGCCCTGCAGGCACAGGTGGCAGCTGAAGAAGCGGTCGGTCGGTCGGAAGCGGCGGCGGCGCGTTCTGAGGGAGCTGCCGCAGAAGCCGCAAATAAAAAGCCGAAAGATGTCATCGTAACAGCAACATTTGAAGACGCACAACTTGATGGTGCAACTGGATTGTTGGTATCAAACGGAACTTCGGGTTTGACTGCTATTGAAATTGCAACAGCCATCGGGAAAGGTGCTACCGTTAAGCTCATCGATAACAAATATATCGTTTATGAATACAGCGGATACTTGCCAAATCCTAGCTCCAATATGGCATCTTTCAGGGCGGAGATTGCGACAGCGGAAGGCATCAAAGTATATAGTATCGATATTGACAATCAACTATATGCACGCAGAGTGGAAACCCTCATTGCATATAGTGCTGAAGATGCCGTTACCTACACCCCCCAAGAGCTGAATCCGGAACAGCAAGCGCAGGCACAGATGAATATCGGCGTGGACAAGTTATGCCCCCCGTTTACGGAAAGCGGTTCTGCGGTTACCTGTGAACCCGTGGAGGGCTATCCGCTGCAAGTGGTGAGCAAAATCGAGCCTGTCCAAAGCGGAACTGGCGACCCCAGCCCCGACAATATCCGCCCGATTAGCGGACATAGTGCCGTTAAGCTGACCCGAAGCGGGAAGAATTTGATTGATACAAAGAATCCGAAAATTTGCCACACTAATCCGATTGATAAAGCAATGGATATAACACTAAGCGACACCGGATTTACGATGGTAAGTGTTCGTGATGGCGTATCTCCTTGGTTCTATCTGTCATACATCATAGGAACAGTAAAGGAACTGACAGGTAAAACGATTACCGCGTCTGCCGATTATACATCTTCGAAAAGTAGCGATTATAATGTTCCATTCTTAGGGATTAGACAAACAAACGTCGAACCTTGTGGGAATAACAATGATATAACCTACCAGAACGGTGGCTATGCTACCGACAAATCTATGCCTGTATTGGAAGGTGGCGTTAAAAGCGGAACTTCTGTTTCTTATACTGTTACGGGCGAGGAAACTTGTAAATACGTCATGTTTACTATGTGTTTTCAATACGGAGGTTCGCTAGAAGTAGGCGATTGGGTAAAGTATAGCAATGTCCAAGTCGAAATCGGCTCCACCGCAACCGCCTACGAACCCTATCGGGGCGAAACCTTTGAACTCGACCTGGGACAGACTGTCTATGGCGGTACACTTGATTGGAATACTGGCGTGCTGACGGTGGATAGGAAAGTTCTTGTTGTAGATGGTACGGAACTGTCGTTTACGGATATCGGCGGTGATTATTGGAATTTGCCATATTATGTTGTTCCTGGAATAAAAAGCAACATGAACCTTACAAACAGCCACCTCCCCCTATATTGCTTCGCACCCCATCCGGGTTCTGATTTCATTTATGGCAGAGGCCAATATATCAAGAACTATGGTTTTGAAAGCGCAGATGCGCTTAATGCCTATCTGGTCGAGCAAAATGCGGCAGGAACACCGCTTCAGATTCAGTACGATTTAGAAGAACCTATCACCATCCAATTGACACCGCAGGAAATCCTTGCCCTGTCGGGTATCAACACCCTGTACAGTGACACAGGAGATACCGAGGTCACCGGCAGAGCAAACCCTGTCGCCATTATCAGCAATTTACAGAGCCGACTTGCCGCCCTTGAAGCGGCTGTCGTAAACAACGCATAAGGGGGAACTGATTATGTATGAAATTTTGAAATCCGTCATTTCTGCCGGCGGCTACAAGCTGGCGGACATTCAGCACAAGGTGAAAAAGCTGTACATCCTGGGCGACTTGACCGAAGAGCAGATGGACGAGCTGCTTGCAATGGCATCGGATGGCATCTCTGCTGATGCAGAGCGACCGGAAACCCTGGCACTCATCCACACCCTTGCCGAGAAGGTCGAGGCCCTGGAGGTGCGCATGGCTGCCTACGACGGCGGCAACGGCGAGGAGCAGGGCGGCTATCCTGCGTGGAAGCCATGGGACGGCATCAGCAAGGACTATCAAAAGGGCGCGATCGTTTCCCACAATGGCGAACTGTGGCGGTCTGACTATGCCGGTCAGAATGTCTGGGAGCCTGGCACGCCCGGCACAGAAGCCCTGTGGGTGAAATACATTGAGGAGGAATAACCAATGAAAAAGACAGCAAAAGGCCTTGTGGAGTATGTCCTGGCGCAGTTGGGCCGGCCTTACTGGTACGGTACATTCGGCCAGGCGGCAAACAAGGAACTGTACGAGCAGAAGAAACGGCAGTATCCCAAGCAGTATACCTGGGATTATGACGGCATCACCGCCAAGGTGCACGACTGTGTGGGCCTGATCAAGGCTTATCTTTGGGGCAACGGCCCGGAGGATGCGAACCCTGTCTACGACTCTGCGCAGGATCTGTCGGCCAATATGATGCGCGACGCCTGCAAGACCAAAGGGAAGATGGCGACCATGCCGGAGATCCCCGGTGTGCTGGTGTTCTTTAGTGGCCATGTGGGCGTGTACATCGGTGGCGGTGAGGTCGTCGAGTGCCGGAGCCGTAAGTATGGCGTCTACAAGTCCAAGCTGAAAGACAGACCTTGGACAAGCTGGGGTTATCACCCGGATATCGTCTATGAAGAGCCGGAGCAGGAAGATCTTGCAGAGGTCGTTGCCATCGATCTGCCGATCCTGAAGAAGGGCGACAAGAGCGAGGTCGTGCGGACAATGCAGTGGCTGCTCATCCGTAACGGCTACGACATGGAGGGCTACGGCGCGGATGCATCCTTTGGTGGCGCGACTCGCAGAGCGGTGGAGAGATTCCAGGCAGAGAACGACCTTGCCGTGACCAGCCAGTGCGACGCCGCAACCTGGCGCAAGCTGCTGGGCTTGTAAAGGAGGATGCTCTATGGATCTGGAACATGAGCGCCGATTGACCCAAGTGGAGCAGAGATCGAAGTCCAACACCCACCGTCTGGAGAAGCTGGAGGAATCCACCGAGGCCATCAACCGCCTGGCCACATCCATGGAGGTCATGGTGAGCAAACAGGAGCAGGTGGCCGAGACCGTGGACAAGCTGGACGGCAAGGTCACTGCCCTGGAAGCAAAGCCTGTCAAGCGTGTAGACAGCCTGGTGGACAAGATCATCTGGGCGGTATGCGCCGCTGTACTTACATTCATTCTGGCCCGTCTCGGGCTGTAAAAATTAGGAGGAAAAATCATGGATTACACAACTATCATCAATGCGGATTATTCCGTACTTATTCATTTCGCCAGCATCCTGCTGTTTGCTATGGCTGTGCTGGTGTTTGCTACCACCACCATCGTGGAGCTGATCAAGGGCCTGTTCCCCAAGGTGCCCACCAACTTCGTGGCGGTTATCGTGGCGCTGATTATCACCATCCTGGCCATGGTGATCCTGTGCACGATCATGGAAATTACTGTGATGTGGTACTACGCCGTCGGCGCGGTGGTTCTGGGCCTGTTCGTTGGCTACGCGGCTAT